GCTTCCGTGAAGACCGGAGCTGTCTCCGCACCCGTCGCTGGATCCTTGTTGGTGCAGACAATGCTGATCTCCGCTTCCGGTGGATTGCCCTCGGAGTTTTCCCCGGGAACAAATCCCTTCAGGTATCCGCAAAAGTCCAACGTGTCTCCGTTGGGAAACAGAACGGTGATCCAACCTTCCACGTTGATCAAAGCCACAATCTGACTGTAGACTTTGGGGTCATACATGGCCGTAGCCGAGGCATCCGTCAGCGTCTTCAACGCCCGAGCTGCCATGGTACGCCAGGTGGTGTTGTGCATCGTGGAGGTTTCGATGGCGTCCCCTCCATCAACACCCGGAGGCGTCACCGTCTTCTCCCAAAACGAGACATCAGGATCTGCAGCGAAGGTAATCTTGGTAGAGAACCCATCATCCAAGAGAATCCCAACAGGGGTAACACGTGCAGTAGTGGTCATACAAAATTCCTTACAAGCTAGCTAGCAGTTCCAGTTTCATCGGTCATGCACAAACTCGCGGTGGCGTTGACTGAGTACAGTCGGCGACGGGTGGAACCGATTTCCAACCCAATCGTGAAGACGCCTGACGTCCGTGTCACAGCTTGCACGCTGTACGTGTTGCCGTCCAGCAACACTGTTTCCTGGTAAACATCTTTGTCAAGCGCGACGGCAATGTCCTGAGCCTTGATGTAGCCACTCACGATGCCGTCACAGCGCACGAGAACTTGAAAGCCCGGATGCTCGCAGCGCTGCCCGACGACCATGTCTCGTCCATGCTGCAGGGGCTCCGTGTCCGTCACGCAGATTGCGTTGTCAGGCGAGTCCGGCAAGGTCCCGTAGTAGACCGGCCAAGTCCCCGTCGTGGTTCCTGAGGAAGACAGAGCCGTGCCATGGCCCAGGTCGATGAGCAGCTTCTGGATGATCTTGCCGGGAGGATGATTCAACGCTCCAGTCATTTCTTCCCCTTCTCCCGCTTCTGCTGTGCCCTGAGCGTTGCCACGGAGGCCCGCTTCATGGATCCCACCACGGCCGCTTCGAGTCCGCTCTCTTTGGACGTGAAGGCACTGGCTCGCAAGGCACCCGTGTCGATGGGCACAATCTTCATGCTTTCACGTTGGATCCGCAGACCTGCCACGAGCAATCCTTTCAGCAGCGAGCTGGAATACTTGTACACCGTCTCCACGATCCTGGGTATCTCAGGTGCCAGTGCTCGGAAGGGTGTCTCCAGATACTTCCAGAACTTGCCCTCCTTGTGCTGCATCGAAATCTCGTGCACGTAGATCGCGTAGTGCTGAGTGTAGCCCACGGTCACCGCTCCAGTGTCTTGCACCAGGGAGCGATTCGCCAACGCCTTCAACTTGGCATTCAACTCAGGGATTCCAATGACCTTTGCAACCTTCATGTCACCTCCAGATGACCATTGTCACGAGTCCGGCAGCCGCTGCTCCAGAACTCAAAATGATCAACCACTCACAACCAGAAATACCGGAAGGTAAGGGCCACGACTCATTGTCAGCAAGGGTCTTGGCGCAGTCTCCTCCGTCTTCGTCCTTGCAAAGAGCAGCTTCCCCTTCCTGAGTATCAGCCTCATAGAACGTGAAAGTGAGTGCTCCCCCGCTGCGATTGCGAATGCGGCCCACGCACCTTCCCGCGATGTTGACCACCGCTGTGGTGGCGAGATCAGTCGTCAAAGTCAAAGAAGCTTGTGCGGGTGTCCACACATCAGTATTTTCAGCTCGATTGACAACCAACGATGCTTTGGCACGTGCCATGTGTATCTCCTTAGATTCTGCTTCCAATGATGATTTTCAACTGGCGTTCCTCAGCCGGATAGGTATCAAACTCCGTACCACTGTAGACATTGAAGTAGCCGTAGAACGTCCCAGCCACATCCACGTCAGCTGTTTGGAAATCGTACTGCACGAAGCCAGTGGCGGCGGTGACGACCGTCACTCCAGTCGCTGTCTCTGCGACTACAACGGTCCCGTCTTCGGCGATCATGGTGAACTTGACAGTGAGTCCTGTGAGATTTACTCCTGCATACAGCCCGTCTGTTCCCAGTTGTCGGAGTTGACATCCCAAAGGAGTCAGCGTGTTGCCCAAAGATATCTTGTGAATCTGCATCAATCAGGCCCATCCAAAGTAAATGTCTCAGGAACTCCCACAAGTTTGTACGGGGAACTTGCTCGGCCCATCAATTACCAACCTCAGCTTCGACGGACCTTCCAATGCATGCCAATGAGCAACTGGCAACGCTGTAATCGTCCGCACACTGTTTGCCCAACACGCCACACAAAACGACTCCAGCAGGTTGCTCGCCACCAGCGGCGTACCCACCAATTGCGTCCGATGGGGATGTGCCCAAATTTCCGTGCAGATCGCTTGTAACGTCGGTGGCGTCATCCCGTCAGTATCCTATTCGGCGAAGTCGTGTCGTCCCACATGGCCGCTGCAATCTCAGCAGCAGTCGGATAATCGAACGTACCCGTGACACCGAACTCAGCGAGGATACTCGTACCATCGATAATGATCTCGTCTTTGTTGGCTTCAAGAAACGCCGTGTCGACAACCAATTGGGCAGCCTCACCACTTGCATATCCTGCCGCAATGGCAGATGTGAAATCATACGTGCCGGCTTGCCCGAGGATCGTAGCGTCGTCCCTGATGCTCGCGGCGGCTGCGAGAACCACACCCTGATCTGTAACGAGCTGCACCGCTTGACTCGTGGCCGTCGTGGGATACGTGCCTGCCAACGCCGACGCCGCCCCGAAGTTCACGCCACTGACCACCTCGCCCACTGTCGCCTCGTGGTAGGTACCTGCTGCAGTGTCCACGGTATCACTGCTCAAAACGCTACCTACAACCGGGTAGTCCATTTTCTGCCGCCAGCACCAGCAGAAATACAGCCCCGCGTTGCTGGTATTCGTGCCGGTGACCCGCAGCACGAGTTGCTTGGCAGTCGTGGCGGTGTACGACACACTCAGCACTTCCCAATTGGTGTCGGCGACGGCAGCAATCGTCTCGACCAACACCTCGCCCACCCCACCCCACGGTACGTTCAAGTCGATGATTTTCGCACTGGGCTTCACGGTCCAGGTGGTTGTGGCACTGGCTTGTACCGCCACGTCGAAGCGAATCGTCTGGCCCGGCACGCAAGTGATCGGAATATCGACCCACAACGGACAGATCGTGTTGCCAGCGGGCAAAGCCGTCGTGTCGAACGTCGCCGTCATCAAGAAATCTGGATCGAAAGCCGCGTCCCAACCGGCTGTGTGCAAGGCAGTGAGTTCGCCCGCTGTCGGAGCCAACGCCGTACCAACTCCACCCTGGTTCCAGTATTGGATCGCCCCCGCTTGGATCACATTCCCTGCGGTGCGCGGATTCCAATGCACGCACGTGTACGGATTCGTCCCCAGGTATGGTGTGTAGATTTGGTTATTGCGAGAAACTTGCGTACCGCTGAGAAGGCGTGAGGCGTAGACGACGGTGGCTGTGGTGCGTAGGTCGTAGGTATTGTTTTGCAGTAGAGCATTCCGCAGGATGCACGACCCTTCCATGACGCCGTTGCTGCAGCCGCTGACCGTGCCCGAGATCACGTGCGACGTGCCGGAGTTGACGCCGTAGCTGCAGCCGCTGACCGTGCCCGAGATCACGTGCGACGTGCCGGAGTAGACGCCGTAGGTGCAGCCGCTGATCGTGCCCGAGATCACGTGCGACGTGCCGTAGTTGACGCCGTTGCTGCAGCCGCTGACCGTGCCCGAGATCACGTGCGACGTGCCGTAGTAGACGCCGGAGCTGCAGCCGCTGACCGTGCCCGAGATCACAGTGCAACCCGAACCGCCAGAAATACCGTAGCCGTAGAACGTCGTGGCGGCAGCGGCCCAGGTGGCAAGATTGCTGATTTCACAAGCGAGTTTGCAACCGCTATGCGGAACATTGATGGCGGGTTGTGATGCGGACGTGCTGTTGCTACGAATGGCGACGTTGCGTTCCGCCAGCCAAATCCGAGCCAGGGGGTATTGAGCCGAATCGACATTGGTAGTCGTCAATACCACGGTACTGGCCGACGTACTGGCAATTCTGTCGCGTTGCTGATCGTATGTCACAGGCCCAATATCAGCCAACACGGCTTTCGCCGGACTCACCCACTGCGGATCAGCCGTCACGTCCTGCACGACGTTGAGAGTTTTGGTCGAGGTCGAGGCATGCCCGGTGTAGAACGTCAGGTTGCCAGTGCCCACGTCCGTAATGTCAACGACGGTGGCTGCAATCGCACTCTGCAATGCAAGCTGACAGGTATTCCCCGACTTGCCGTAGACGTAGTAGATGTCGTTGACATTCATTCCGGCTGGTAATGTGCCACTCGACTTCACTCGCACTACCGTATCGTTCGCAGGCGGGGCCGTACCCCAGTCGATGAAGTTCGTGGTCGGATTGACGGCCGTGGCCTGTTCCACCGGGCCATAGGCTGCCAGGTACGTTTCAACGTAGGGGTTCGCGGGCTCCGTACAACGCAAATTCACGTCCAGGTACGTGCAGTCCAGATAGCCTGCCGCCGTGCCTGCGAACTCGATAATCGCTGTGTGGTCAAACGGGAGCGGGGTCGCGGTTGCCAACACACCGTCGAGATTCGCGACGAGCTGACCATTCGCGGCCAAGTTCGTCCCGACGATATTGACGCCGGTCTTGACCTTGATGTAGCCCGAGGTGCCGTCCAGGAACTGCACCTTGCCCGGCGTGGTGGCGTGGCCTTCGATCGTCAAGCCCGCGATGCCGTTCGCGAAGCCTGACATGTCCACGTCACAGGTCACCGCGTGCGCGGGCTGCACGACGAACAGCTGATCGTCCATGGCTGCGACAGAAGCGGGGTCAGTCCCACCGCCGGTCCGCACTGTGTCCCAGTTGGTCAATGTGGACCAGAGTCCGTTGGCTTGGCTGTAAAAGGTAGCCATGTTACTCCCCCTTCGCTTGTTCGAGGGAACGTAACTGATCACGCAAGGCTACCATCCGCGACCGCAGTGCCGTGACCTGCGCATCCGACAGATTGAACACGTCTTTGATTTGTGCCACTGTCAGATTCGCGTGCAGCCAGGCCGCCATCCGCAATGTCTCGACTCCGGACGATGCGCGAAACCGTCGTCGCAGTTCTGCCAGATTCTGGGCAGGCGTCGAATGCGCGAACTTCATCCCGTCACCTCCCGCATGTTCTCGGCGATTTCGTCGACCACGAGTTCGGCTTGTAAGCGAGCCTCAAAACTGGCAATGGCTGCATCACGTGCAGCGGTGGTCGGCTGCGTGAGGAAATGCAACTCGTGGGACTGGCCGTCTACGCGAATGCTCACGTTGTAGCCGTCACAGACTGCAGATTCTTTGAGAACTTCAGCCATCTAATGAATTCCGTACACGATTCCCGCCACCGCGATCAGCACCCACACGAGCCCGTAGCAGGCGACAGTCACGAGGTAGGTGTAGCAAGATGCTCGAATCATTTTTCACTCGCTCCTCGCAATCGGATCTTCAAGCAGATCCCAAATTCTCCCCAACGGCAGCGGCGTCAACACAGCACCCGCCGCGTCTTTGATGGCGGCCGCACCACTCACGTCGATATCCTCGTTGGCTGAGACTTTCAACGCAAGTTGATAGCGTTTGAACTTCGCAGCCCCGTCGTCCGTCTTCGGATCGACAGGTGTCATGAGCGCCTGAACAGCAAGGCTTCCGAGCGAGATGGTGCTGCCGTCTTCCGTCGTGATGGTGCGGCCAGATAGATCGGTCAGTACAGTGTCCCAGGCAAATTTCATAAAAATCCTTTCTGATTACGCAGCGTTGGCCAATGACAGAAGCTGTTCAAAATATACAACGACCTCAATCACGCCACCGTTGAAAGAGCCGCCCTGCGGAGTAAATGTGATTTCCGTTGTCGACGCAGCGACTGCCGGAACAATTAGCGTATTAACCTTGGTGTTTTGCGCGGCGGCGGCAGCAGTTGCCAGAGTCGCCGTACTGCCTCCGGAAAATGCTGCGCTCCACGTATCTGGATCAGCGGTATCATCGGACACGGCCGTATTGACGCAGAAAGACGCACCTAACAAAAGCGAGCCAGCAGCGATATACATTTCCGTCGAGGTCGTAGCTCCAGTCAGTGTCACGAGCGCCCGCTGTGCCCACAATGTCTTGCGAGCCGTATTGCCTTCCGCCGAGCAACAAAGAGCGAACGAATTTGACACCTGCAGCGCGATGGTGGCGGACGACACGCCAGCACCAATACCAACACGACCGGCAATATTCGCACTTCCACCGCTGGGCGTCACAGTCAAATCACCCGCTGCAGACACCGCGAAGTCGGAATAATACGCGGCGGTCCCGTTCGCGTCGTCATACGTCAGCCGCAGACAGGCACCCGTCGCCGAATTGATTTCGAGTTGCTTGTCGGGTGCTGTGCAGTTGATACCAACTAAAGTGCTCTGCAGGAGTGTGATGGCCTGAACAGTGGCCGTCCAAATGGCAAAGTTCTTCGCGGTGCCTCCAGTACCCTTCGACACCTGCCAATAGAATTGCGTCGCGTCCACACCCAACGTAAGATTGGCATAATCAGTGCCCTCCACCCTGGCGGTAGTTGTCGGATCTGTGACAGTGCCCTGGTTGCGAAAGCAAGCTAATTGAGCACCCGAACCCTTCACGACTTCGAGCCTCGCAATAGGTTCATGCGTGCCAATACCAAGACCCGTTGAAGTCAGTCGCATCATCTCGGACGCGGGATAGCTAGGTCCGATTTCAAAGCGAATAAACGACCCTGTGGTATTGCTACCTACGATCATCCCGACGCCACAACGATTGCCCGTCACGGCCGTATGGCCCAAAGCTACGTGATCTGCGGTATCGTTGTCGTTGTAGACTTGCGAGGTACCCGCATACCCGGCGGTGCCCGTGTAAGTCGGGGCGTGCTTGACCAGGACGGCCGGAACACCGTCAGACGTAAGGAGCTGAAATCCCTGCAAGGCGCCAGCGGTGGTCGCGTCGTTACGAATCTTGCAATGCCGAGTCGTGTCGTCTCCCCACGTCCCGCGCACGCTAAACGGATTCCCTTGCGCGTCCCCTTGCGTGGGGCCGATCCAAACCTGTTGCGTTTCAGGAATCTTTTTGAACAGGTTCTCCAGCGTCATCACCTTGCTGGCGTCAGCGGCAGTCGTCAGTTGAAATATGTCGTCAACAGCCCACGTTGTTTGCGCATGGGACACACGACGATCAGATAGTTTGGCATTAGCCACGATTTTCACCCTCTACTAAATAGCCGTCTTCCCACAGCACGACGTCCGTGCCACCTTCCCAGAGCAGATTGTCGAATCCGCGCTCTTTGACTCGCGGGAATAAGTAAATGTGCGATAAGTCTAGGTTGTCTTGGGCCATCTCTCACGCTCCGCTGGACGTCACACTTCACTGATGATTCGTTCGATCTCACGCGTGTGCTCATCCACTTTCACTGCGCTGTCAGGAAACTCTTTCTGTGCTACGAAACGGCACATCGAACAGGCGCTCCGCACCACGGAACGCATGGCTGCGTCGTGTGACGATACGTTCGCAGAGATCTTGCCCACACTGTCGCCGTGTTGGGTGCACAGCGTCTGCTGTA